GACGTTGACTGGACATACTGGAGGTGCTGTTGCCCGCGAGGGAACGATCAAGAAGATCGGAGCGTACTCGGCAAAGCTCACATCGACAACCGTTGCCGGGGAATACAAATTACTGTACCAGGAGGTCCACGACAGCTTCGGGATAGCCTACTGGCGGGGAAGGACCGTTACGGTCGGGGCCTGGTTATGGTGCGACACGGCGAACGCCCTCAGGATCTGTGTTTATGACGGGGTCTGGTCGGACGGCACATATCATCCAGGCGACGGCCAGTGGCACTGGGTAACGGTGACATACACCATCAGGGCGGACGCATCGAGAGTCCGTCCATATGCACTCATCGTGTCGGGCGACGGCGTGGCCCGGGTGGGCTATGTGGACGGTATGACCCTCTACGAAAACCTGGGCAAGACTTCTGGGGGTGGAAGTCTTGCCCTCCTATACCATTCTTACGTAGGACTTTCCTCAGGAAAGATGCAGCGTAGATGCTATGGTGGTACTGGAACTTTAAAACTCTTCTCGCTTTCGTCAACTGTCAACATAATTGACAGTTTACAATTTGCTGATTATGGCAACCTCACCATAACAGGGATCACAGAGAACTTTGTAATAACACTTTATAGCTGCAAACTCTTCTTTCCTGACAATTTAAGTTTTGGTACTTTTACTCAACAAACATTTGATGTAACTTTTCATTTCAAGAGAAATGATGCAGGGCTTATTTATACTATCTCATGATAGTGTAAATAAGCGCTATAAAAAAGAATGGAGGAATAAAATGTCTGAAAAAGTATTTGATGTTGAGGCAGTTTTAAACGAGGAAGCCGTAAGAATCAAAATTAAGGACAAGATCTTTGTGGTTAAAGATGTTTCTGAAGAGGTTCAGAACATGCTTACCAGCTTGGAAGACAAAGGTATTAAGGAACAGCGAGAGGTTGTCGCAAAGCTTATAGGCTGTGATGTTGAACTTCTTAAAGAGTACGGTGTTGTAGCTCTTTCAAAGATGATGTCTTGGATTAACGAAAATTTATTCCCAAAAGTTTCTCAGTAGCATCTATTGAGAAACTTAAAGAAGCAGGAACAGTAGCGGCAGTTTTAAACATAGACATTGAGAGGGCGATGAAGTTTCCTAGAACAAAACTTAGGATTCTTTATAATGAAGCTTTAAGACAACGAGCATTGCAAACGGTAACATTATCATTACTGTTTAACGATGCTGGAAAGGAAGAACTCGAAAGCTTGTTAAAAGTTCATGGGCATTACACAGAAGGTTTTTATAAAAGGGAACTTGCAAAAGCTATGAGGATGCTTAAATGAACGAGTTTGAACTTCGCTTTGAAACTAATGCTGAAGCAGTTAATACAAGCCTAAAAGCTATAGCCAATACGCTAGAAGAGATCAACAATAGCATTAATAAAATGTCTATGGGAGCTATGGCTGATACTAATAATAAGATCGCGGCTTCTCAGCAAAAAGTTTCAAATGGCCTTGGTGATTTCACTGAAAAAACAAGACAAGGAGTAAAAGCAGCTAGAGACTACTCCAGTGTCTTAGATGCTTGGTGGCAACGTTTTGGTGCAGTCGCTATTGGATTTACTGTTGCTTATCGAGCAATGAATGCTTTCGAGAGCCTTCTTTCTCATACCTCTGAGACTATTGTTCAAGCAATCAAAGACTCCGGTGAACTTGTTTCTCTTCAGTCCAAACTTGCTATGTTCACCGTCATGGCCTCTCAAGGGCAGATACAATTTCAGCGAGCTTTTAAAGCTTCTGCCGGAACTGTTGATGCCCTTGCTGAGGCTAGCATTACCGCAGTTTCTTCCATTCAAGAACTTAGCACAGCCCTAGACGAAGTTTATCAGCATGGTGTTGTTCTTGGTGGTGACATGATGGAGAAGTTTGCTTCTTTCGTTGACTTCACCATCCTTATCGCAAGAACTACAGGCTCCACCGCAACTCAGATTCGTTCAGAAATAACTGGCTTAATGACTGGCTTTGAAAGAGCAAACAATGTTCTTTTGCGATCTTTGCTTAATTTCAGAATTATCTCGGATGAAGAAATTGATGCTTTAAAGAAAATGACCAATAGCACCGAAGTTTTTGAAAAGATTCTTGATAAGGTACATGAACACTATAAAAACATTCGCTACCTTATCATGACTACTGATGTTAGCGCAGCTATGGCTGTTTGGGAGAAAAGCATTCGTAGGGTGCTTACTGTTAGTGTTCAGCAGGCAAGCAGGCAAGCAGGTGTAGGTAATATTTTTGCGAGTGTGTTTGCTCAACATGCTATGGACTGGAACAAGGGCTTTAAGGATCTTGCGAATAATAAAGACTTCATGAGAATGACGGTTCTTATGGAAACTCTTGCAAAGGCTTTAGACCTAGTTCTTACAGCTTTTGAAAAGATTATAAAAAGTGTTGCTGCTTTAGCAACTGTTTACGATAACTTCAGCGATACCGCAAAAAAGGTTGTTAAGTATTTTCTTATGTATGAAGCCATAGCCTTAACTACTGGAGCAACAAAGCTTCTTGCTGGAGCTTTTGTGTCATTAAATAAAACTCTTTTAGCATTGTTACCTAGGCTTCTTACCTTATCCAAAAGGTTTTTAGCCATATCGCTTCCTATTCTTGCAGCATATTCTGGCTTTGTTTTTATGCAAACAGCATTTAAAGGTATGTCTGACAACATGGATAAAACTAAAAAATCTATAAGAGAGTTTACTGATGCTGAAATTTTAAGTGCAAAAGCTCATGAAGAACTTTCAAAACAATTTATGAATGCAGCAAGTGGCTCAGAAAAACTAAAGACTTTATGGGCAATGCTTAAAGTTAGTGCAAAAAAGATGTCTTTAGAAATTGAATCAATGAGAGCAAAGTCCATTCTTGAGACTTCCAGAAGTGGTCTTCGGGGTGTTGATAAAGAATTTGCTGATACTTACAAAGAAAACTTTTTAGGTAATTTCACTAACATGCTAGAGGGCATTGTAGACATTTTTAACAAAGTCTTTGATCCTAATCGTCTTTTTAAAGAAAGTGGTGCGTTAGACGACAGATTACGTTTTGTTAATACTCTTGCAGAAGCTAAAGAAATGGCTGAAGAGTTGGATAAAGCACAGACAAGCCTTTTTAAAAATCTGCAAACTTACGCTAAAAGTGGTGATGTTGAAAACGTCTTTAGGGTTTATGATTCTGCTGAAAAGGAACTCGTAAAAAACTTAGCCGATGTAAATGACCAACTTGCAGAGATACAACAAGCTTGGTTAATTGCCGCAGATAGTGGAGATTTTATATTAATGGAGACTTTAGGTCTTCATATGGCTGATCTTCAAGAAAAAGCAGAACAACTTAAAGAAAACTTAGATGGGCTTTTTGACAATGTCGCTATCGCTAAGATTAATAGATATAGTGAAGAGTTTGAAGCTAGCATTGAAAAATTGAAGCGTCTTTATGGTGAAGGGACTAAAGAATATAATATTGAGGCTCAAAGATTATTTGAAGACTTTAAAAAGAAAATATCTGATATTTCTCCAGTAACAAAAGAAGGTCAAAAAGCCTTAAACGACTTCAAGAACACGATTAATGATACCGCAAGAAGCACTGGAAACTGGAAACAAGCAACAGCAGCAGCTTTTGATGAAATCACTAGGTATAATACTTTTGAAGCCTTCAAAGATGCTGTTGTAAATGTTTTTACTTCTATCGAGGATGCTATCGTTAAGATGGCTGAAACAGGAAAAATTAGCTTCCGTGATATGGCTGTTTCTATCCTTAGCGACTTCAACAGAATCCTTATAAGAATGAGCATAACAAAGCCTATTGCAGAAGCTTTTATGGCAACTTCCTGGTTTCCTAAACTTAGTTTTGCAGATGGTGGAATCCTCCAGGAGCCTGTCTACGGAATAGGACTTTACTCTGGAAAAGCTTATGAGCTTGGTGAAAAGGGACCTGAAAAAGTTTCTCCTCTAGGCCAAGATTCTGGCAAAGTCGAGGTACATATTCATAATGCTCCTCCAGGAACTCAGGTAAAACGCTCTCCAAACAATAACGGAGGCGAAAGAATTGACATATTTATTGAAAACATAATAGCTCAGTCTTTAGCGACAGGAAAGGGTAAGGCTGTCCTTGGTAATGTTTATGGTCTTACACCTGCTATGATAGGGAGGTAACATGCCTGACTGGCCCTCTACGCTTCCAGATGAACCAATTGAAAGTGGTTATGAGGAAACTTTTGCTGATAATCTTCTTCGTACAGAGATGGATAAAGGTCCACCTAAAGTACGTAGACGAACTCAAGCTAATGTCAGCAAAGCTACTTTTCCTTTTATTTTTACCAAAGCCGAACTCGACTACTTTACTACTTTCTACAAAGTAGATCTTGCGGAAGGAGCACTTCCTGTAGACTGGACTCATCCTATTCACGGAACTCCTATTCAGTTTAACATTGTCCCTCCTGTTAAAATTACTCCCATAGGAGGCGGATTCTTTAGTGTTAACTTAACAGTGGAGATTTTACCATGAGAACAGGTTCAGTTACCTTTCGAGAAGCTATTTTCTCACAGCAAACAGAAGAAGTTTTTATTCTTCTTATAGAGATTTCACACCCAACACTTCCAGATGATATTCGTGTTTGCTCTGGTGGAAGAGATATAACCAGTGGAGGAAATCTTTATGTTTACTATCCTTTTGATATAACCCTGCCTGATGATGTAGCAGAATCTGTCTCAAAAGCAAAAATAACAATAGGTAACGTGAGTCGTGATCTTACTGATGCGATTCGTAGAATGACTTCCAGTCCAGTAATAAATGTTAAACTGGTTCTTGCCAGTAATCCTGATGTAATTGAGATAGCGTTTGAGGGTTTTAAACTTGTAACAGTTGATTACAATGCTCTTACAATAACTGGTGATATTTCCATTGAAGATTTTCTGACAGAACCGGTACAAGGAGATTCTTTTGTGCCTTCACAGTTCCCAGGTCTTTTCTAAATACGTAGGCTTAAAATATGCAGACAAGGGCCGAACAGAAAAAGGTTTTGATTGTTGGGGCCTTGCTAGGCATATATACAAAGAAGAGTTAGGAATAATCCTTCCTTCTTTTACCGATTCTTATTCTACTTCAGAAACCCGTGAAGAAATAGCCGCTATTATTGAGTTTCAAAAAATGAAGTGGGAAGCTATTCCTTCAGGAAAAGAGCAGCCATTTGATATAATTTTGCTTCGCATTTTGGGTTTTCCCATGCATATTGGTGTTGTCATTGAAAAGAGAAAAATGATACATGTCTTTAAGGGATCTAACACAACTATTGAAAATTACACAAGTGCTCAATGGCGTCACAGAGTACTAGGTTTCTATCGTTATAAAGAGGGTATAAGATGATAAAAAATCTTCCTATGGTCATAGATAAAGGTATAAATGTTGAAGCAAAGCGTCATCCTTTCGAGAAAGTTCCCATATTCGGCTACGGCCTAGCTGGAAAAAATCTTATTGATACTATAGATTCCACAGGAATAACCTTTTACCCTGGCACAGACGCTATCATTCTTGTAAATGATGTTCCTATTCCTAGGGAGGACTGGGAAACTTTCTATCCTGCCCCTGGAGATCAAATAAAAGTTCTAGCTGTTCCAACAGGACGCGGTGGAGGAAAAGACGTTCTTCGAGTTGTCCTTACAATGGCTGTTATTGCCATTTCCTGGGGAGCAGGCGCATTTCCAGGTATTGGCTATCTTACTGCACAACCTTTAGGTTCGCTTTTAGGCTCAGCTGCTTTTGTTCAGTATGGTTCTATGGCTTTCTCCGCCGCTTATATGTATGGTGGAATGATGCTTGTAAATGCAATCTGCCCCCCGCCAAAGCCAGAGCGAGACAATAGCATTGCTTCAGAATCAAGCCACAGCTTTGGTCTTGAGGCTGCAAAAAACACAGTTAACCATTGGCAACCAGTACCTCTTCTTTTAGGACGCCATAAAATCTTTCCTCCTTATGGAGCACAACCATATACAGAAATAGTTGGTAATGACCAATACCTACGACTGCTTTTTTGTCTTGGCTATGGGCCAATACATATGGAAGATCCAAAAATAGGTGATACTGACATAAACAGTTATAATGTCGTTGAAGGAGATAATCAAGAAACTAGAGTTGATTTTGAGTTTTATCCCGAGTTTAATCCTGAAACTGACAACTTTAAGTGGTTTACCAATGATATTGAGGAAGAAACTTTAAGCATCTTACTTGAACATTCTACAGGCCCTCATATACGAACTACGGGAGTTGATGCAGATGCTTTAAGTTTAGATCTTTCAGCTTTAAATGGTTTAGTACAGATTCATGATGATGGATCTAAATCAGGGATTGCTGTCGAGCTTGAGATTAAATATAGAAAAGTAGGAACTAGTACCTGGTCTAGAGGTAATGCGACACAGGATATACCAGAAGCTAATATATACGTTAGAAAACCTGGACCATCATTTGTTCATTATGATCCTGAAGGTACTGGTTTAACAACTGGTATCGGCTATTCATATACAAGAATAGGCATAAACAAAACTTCTGGTGAGATTGTTACCACAACATCTTATCCAGAAGGCACCTATCTTGGTCATAGATCACCAGGCAGAGCCCAAAATAGATGCCCTAACTTACCAGAATGGGTAGCTCCTATTTGTGGTATTTCCTTAGCTTCTACAGATACAGCTATTACCGCTGCAAATATTACAGATTTAAGAGATAGTCAATTACGAGCAGTCAGCCCATCAAATCTCCGTGCTGAACCAACTAATCCACCATCATGGTTTGTACATATAAATGCTGGCACCTTAACATACAGACGAACTATGGGAGGAAAGGAAACATCTGCAATACGAAGCACATTTTACATAGCTCTGCCTAGTAGGGGACAATATGAAGTTTCTGTAGCACGAATCTCAGAAGATACTAATAATGAAAGGATTTTAGATAAAATCACTTGGACAGCTCTTCGTACAATAAGAAACGTAAAGCCTGTTCAAAAAGCTGGTCTTTCATTTTTCGAGATGCGTATAAAGGCATCAGATAATTTAAATGGGGTTATCTCAAACTTTAACTGTATAGCAACATCTCTTTTCAAGTCCTGGAATGCTACAACAAAAGAGTGGACAACAGAACCTGTACCAACTAATAATCCAGCAGATCTCTTTAGAGCAATTTTTCAAGGGCCTTTTAATAAAAAAGCTATAGCTGATAGTAGACTCAATCTTGAAGAGATTCAAGAATGGCATGAATATTGTAGAGATAATGGTTTCACCTTTAATATGTACCTTGATGGAAGAAAGAGTGTTTATGATACTGCGAACTTAATAGCTGCCGCTGGCAGAGCATCCATGACACATAAAGATGGACAAATCTCAATTATCATAGATAAAGAACGTTCCACAGTTGCTCAAATTTTTACGCCTGACAATTCACGAGATTTTAGCGCTACCAAGAAATTTATAAACCTTCCGCACGCTTTTAGAGTAACCTTCCCTAATCAAAATAAGGATTGGTTGACTGATGAGCGTATAGTTTATGATGATGGATATACAGAAGCAAATGCAACTATCTTTGAAGAACTTCAGCTTCCAGGAATCACACATCCATCACTTGCATGGAAACATGGAAGATACCATCTTGCCCAGCTTAGGCTCCGTCCCGAGACTTATTCCATAACGACAGATGTTGAAAACCTTCGATGTACTAGAGGGGATCTTGTTAGAGTTAATCACGATATTACCAAATGGGGGCTTGGAAGTGGTAGGATAAAGGCTTTAAAAACGTCTGGTTCTTACACAACAGGAGTCATTCTTAACGACTTTGTAACCTTTAGTGAAGGAAAAACTCATGTTCTTCGAGTTCGCTTAGCACATGGTTCTATCCGAGTTTATGAGGTTACTGATTACTCCGGGATGCAGGAAGATCCGACTTCTTCCATGCTTTCGCATAATGGCTTAGGAAACTTTAGCGCCGTTCAATGTGTTGATAATAACCTTTCAACAGTTGGCTTTAACACAAATACCTCAAAAGCTGGCGCATACCTATTAATAACTTCTGATGTACCAAAAGCATATGGATCGTTTTATTTGTACTTACAATCGGCTGGCTACAACGGAGTGTTTAATGTTGAGTTTTCAGACAATGGAACTGACTGGTATATTGCTTACAGTAACTTTTCTCCTTCTGCTAAAGGCTGGAATCTTTGTCGCTGGTCAGAGAAAGGTGCTCATAGATACTGGAGACTTTATCTTACTAACACCCCAGGAGTAGGACCAGATATCATTGAATTACAAACATTCTTAGCGAGTAATGTAACTGATCTTAATTTTACCACTCCTGTATTAACCTCTACAGGTCCACAGGTTGGTGATCTCTGCACTTTCGGGGTTGTTAATGAAGATAGCGTTAAATGCTTAGTAAAATCCATAAAGCCTGGGCCGGATCTTTCGGCTACACTGGAGCTTGTTGATTATTCGCCTGCTATTTACAATTCTGATACAGGCACAATCCCAGAGTTTAACACTCATATCTCAAGCCCGCTTGGAACATACGTACCGATCATAAAATCTGTACAATCAGATGCAAACGTTTTACTTCGACAGCCTGATGGTAGCTTAGCATCTAGAATACTTGTTACTTTCGAGTATGTCAGCAACAGAGACCTCCATAAGATTCAACATATTGAGGGACAGTATCGTGTCAACGGTGGAGCATTTTGGAGAACGCTTCCACTCATCCCTGATAACGCTACAGAGGTAAGTATTACAGATATTGAAGATGGTGAAACCTATGATCTTCGTTTTCGATATGTTTATACTGACAACCGCCAGGGACAGTGGAGTAAGATTGTAACTCACACAGTAATAGGAAAGAATGGCCCTCCAAGTGATGCAACCTTCGATCATATAAATACTGTTTTTGGAAAAACTGCTATCAAGTTTATCATAAACGCTATTCCTGATCCTGATCTAGACTTTTATGAAATCAGGACTGATACAAACTTTGGTAGCAGCATTAATCTTGTAACAAGAACACGTTCTTTGGTTGTGAACTATAGCCCTGTCGCAGCAGGCAGAACATACTACCTAAAGGCTAGAGATACCTCAAAACAATACTCTGCAAACGCAGATTCTATAAGTGATTCATATACAGGTATAGAAATAACCATAGATGAAACTATTGTAACCACCTCTGGTGATTTCATAATGAGATGGTCAATAGATTCTAATACTCGTATAGATAGACAAACTCTTCAAGTTTATAGTGATAGTAGTTACCAAAATTTAATAAGAACAGTTAACAATATAGCTGAGAATCAGTACAGATACACTTTTGAAATGAATAAAAGTGATGATGCTGTTATACCAAGAAGACAAAGATATTTTAAGCTAACTGTTTATGATACTCTAGGACAAAGTGCTGTAAAATACTTTAATGTAGGAAAACCTCAACCTAGTGCCGTAACCATTTCTAGTATTACGCCAGTGCTTAATGGTCTAGAAATTGCATGGTATAGTAATTCAGATGCAATTTCCTATGTCGTGGTTTGCGACACAGAAAATCCACCAGTTAAACAATACAATAACATTAAAAATACAATTTTAACAATTTTGGGTCTCAACTCTGAAGTTGATTACTATATCCGTGTATATGCAATGGATGCTTTTGGTTCTGGTAGCGTAGGAGCAACATATAGCGCACGACCCAAATCACTAAGTCTTAAAGATTATGCTCTTGATGTACCAATGACAAAAGGCATTGTTTGGTCTACAAACTCAAGAGTTGAGTGGACTGAGGGAGTGCTTACATATGGAAGCAACGAATATACTATTGTAACTGGAAACACTACAGACAAGTATATATGGTGGGACAAAAACACTCCAACAACGTTCCAGCACTCAAATGATAAACCTACTATAGATACCAACAAGTGGATGATGGCTATTTATGATAGTGAAAAAGATGAAGTCTTTGTAGCTCAGTCTGGAAAGATTATACATGGAGGGCTTATACAAGCTGGGACAATCCTTGCTGAACACATAGGAGCAGGTGAAATTACTGCTGATAGACTTAATATAGGAAATTGGCAAAGTGCTGTAGATCCTCATGTAAAGATGCTTCTACATTTCGATGGTTCTCTTAACGCTACCTCTGGCCTAGAGCCAATAAATGATGGAGCCACCTTAAGGCCCGACGGATACTTTGGGGGTGGCGTTGGAGTTGATGAAGCTACTGTAAACTTAATAGCCACACAAGGTAATGCCGCCCAGAATTGGACGGCCTGGAGTCATTGGAGCACAGGAGCTACTACTTATTGGGCAAGTCAGGGAACTTTTAATGATCCCGACTATGGCGCTGTTTGGTGGGGTATTGGAACAAGTTCTGCATCTTATCTTTATGATTATAGTCCATATACATTACTTCAAGGCCAGACGCTTACCTTTTCAATCTACCTAAAAGCTGATGAAGAGATAACCCTTTCAAATCCAAGGTTTTATACAAGAAGAGCAGGTGGTATCTTTGACTATGTTAACCATGATCCTGTAAAGATTACTCTAACCCCCAAATGGCAACGATTTACATGGACAACTACTGTTCCGGCTGATGCTACAGGCATAGGAGTAAACCTTTGCTCTGGTGCTTTAGATGGCAAAAAGCTTTATGCCGCCTATCCTCAGCTTGAAGAAAAGCCTTTCGCAACTTCCTTTGTCAACGGCTCAAGAGCAAGCAACAGCAATTTGGAGTATGACCATACATTTACAAAGCAAGGCACAGTTTTTATGAAGGTCAAATTAAATCAAGCTGTGGTTGATCTTACTACCTACAGTTATTTAATTAATTTTGATCCTGGTAACATAACTTATAGGGTAAGAGTATATGTTGATTACAATACTGACACATTATTTTTACGAGTAGATGATGGAACTAATGATACGGTGGTGTGTCAGCTTGATATAAGCTCATGGCAGGCTAACGAATGGCACACGGTAGCCTTGTCGTGGGATTATGATACATCATCTTGGCTCTTGATGGCTGATGATGCCTTTAACACTGCTACTGTTCCCATGACCTTTGTTCCCATGACAAAGGTGCAGGTAGGTAATAGAAGAACAGCCACTTACCCCCTTAACGGTGTTATTGATGAGCTTAGGATAGATGATGTAACCCGTACCCAGAATGAATTGAATGCCTGGAGAGAAAGCAATGCTCCTTTCTCTGATCCTAATGCTTTTACCAATAAAAGCGGAACGGTTGAGATAACCCATAAGGGAATAAGGGTTACAGGTTCTTCGGGAGTTATTGAAAGCGGTTCAAAAAGCGTAGCTTTTGAAGATGTTGCAGGATGGGCAGATGCTACTGATACAACACTTATTAACGGTGGAGTCATAAAAACAGGGACTATTTACCTAGATAGGCTTGTTGGAACCTCTGGAACACTTACAATTTCTAGCTCAGGAAAGATAATTGTTCAAACTAGTGAAGGTTTGGAAGTTACTCAGGGAGGAGACATATCCATTATAGGACATGATTCAAACCCTGGAAAACTTAACATTACAGGTACTTCCATCAAACATAGCATGTCAGCACCTGCAACTGGAGCTACACTAAGCATTACTTCTGATGATCCCTCAGCAATACTAACGCTAGGCACTACCCCAAAGAGGTATGGTACTATACGCGCATATGTAAATAACTCGATTGATCTTTACGCATTAGAGGAATCATATGGTGCAAGAATAAGAGTTATTGTAAATGAAAGCTTGGCTCTACAAAATATATATATGCGTGGTAAGATTATAGGTGATGGAGGAGGGTTTAACGGATGTAGGATTAAAGCCGGGAGTTATACTGGCACAGGGTCTTCAAAAAATCAGGAAATTACCGGGATTGGATTTATCCCTCTGGCAGTTTTTGTAGTATACGCAACAGCGTGGTCACACGGGTCTGTTGCCTATCTAGCAGCAAAATTTTCTGGTATGGGTAGTTATGCGTGGTCTGTGTATAACGTGGCAGTACATAGTAATACCATTCCGGAGATAGGTTCCTCGTCAGACGGATATTTTACAGTCGGTTCCATATACAATGAGAGCGATATCGTCTATCGGTATATAGCAATTGGGTAGGAGATAAGGGATGGAAGACATTACAAAAATATTTGATAAGATGGAAATATCGAGGCTGTTCATCCTGGTCGACGATGCTGGGATCATACAGTGTGTGGCGACGGAGAGGGAGAACCTTCATCAGGATAAGATTGCTGCGGGAATGAAAGAATATGAATTGACGGATGAGGTCTACGGGGAGCAGCTCAACGAGGTATTCCCTGGGGATGAGTATAACCCGAAAACAGGACACATTATCAGTAGGCCAGAGAATCACGCATCCTTACCAGAGGAGTTAATCATACAGGCCAAGATCACGGAGGAGATGAAAGCCATAGCGATAGAGAGATTGGTTCAAAGGGGAGAGATCCCAAGCGATTACATTGATAGATTCTCGCAGAAATAGGGAAAGCAGCTATTTCACATCTTTGGGGAGCTATAAAACAACTTGATGCTGAGACGAACATAAAGCAAGAAATAAAAACCTAAAAGGAGAAATAAAAATGACCAAAGAAGAAAAAATGAAAAAGTATCTGCCCCAAATGGCTCAAGGACCTGATACTGATTCCATAGCCAATAGACTTGGGAAAAATATAATTGAGCTTGAGACTGCTCAAATCAACCTTAACATATTTGCGGATCATATTATCAAGCTTTCGGAGGAAAAGGAAAATCTTCAACAACAAATAAATGTCTTAAAGGCCCAGCTTGAGCAGATAGGAAAACCCACAATCAATGCTGAGGAAGTAAAATGAACTGTAATCCCATTTTCGATGCTTGGCTTCCCAGGAGACTTGGAGTTGACGCCATAACTCTCTATCCCTACATACTTTTCGCTATGCAAGGAGATCAAGTTTCTAAAAAACTTATGCGCCATGAACTTATCCACTGTGCACAGATTGAAAAAGAAGGTATGATCAAGTTTTATCTAAAGTATGTTTTTGAGTATTTTAAAAACCGTCTTAAAGGTATGCCTCATTGGAAAGCTTATAGAAGCATTAGCTATGAGGTAGAAGCATATGAAAATGAAGACAATGAGTTCTACTTTGAAGGAGTCTAAAATGGATATTTATGATCACTTTGTAAAACAGGAGCTTGTGCCTATAGTAATTGCTAAAAAGTTCAGCAATGACAAGATTCTTCGCCTTTTCGATGATAGAGCATTGTGGACGCTACTAATGCTTCGTAAACGTTATGAGGAAGGGCATAAACATCCAGGTCTTTACATCAATGATTACCATTTTGGAGGCATCAATCAGTATCGAGGATGGCGACCAGGTAACTGCCCGGTAGGAGCTGAATTCTCACAGCATAAGTTCGGAAGAGCTTTTGATTGCATCTTTAGGAACATCTCCGCTGAAGAAGTTCGAGAGGATATCCGCAAGAACCCTACAGAGGAAGCTTTCAAATACATTACAGCAGTCGAGCTTGATGTTTCTTGGTTTCATTTTTCTACAGAAAACCACAACAAAGAAAAATATGGTATTCTTTGGATTAAGCCTTGATAAAAACGAAAATAAAATAATTGCAATTTACAACTAAATGGGCTGATGCCATCATTTACACGGGGATTGAAAACGATGGGCGATCTTTCATCAAAAGAAAGAAAACAAATTGAAGATATTCTAGGGAATGCTGTTCTTAGCTTAGAGCACATAAGAAAAACTTTTCAGAAAGGAGAATTATCAAAGGAGTATCAAAAAGACCTTATTAAGATTGCTCATTCCCTCATCACTGCTTTTACACTACTCTACAGGGAGGACTCTCTTAATGAAGATGTTTGAGCTTAAAATTTTACACATCATTCTTATTGCTATCTTGTTAGTAACTTTGCTGGAAATCATAGCTATTTCACAAGGACTGAATGGCACATGCATGAGAACAGCAGTAACAACAATAGGTGCACTTGCAGGTGTTGGTGGTGGCTGGGGTCTTAGGGCATTAATAAGTAAGAAATAAAAGGAGGAGTAAAATGGATTCTTTTAAAGCATCAGCAATTTGGGGAAGGGTAGGAGCATCAATACTCTGTATTATTGCGCTTGTTCTTGGGTTTTTTGGGTATCAGATGGAAGCAACTGAACAGGAAGCTATGGTTGAAGCAGTTGGACTTATCCTCACCGGCTTGGCAGCTATCCTGGCATTCGTTTCCAAGATCAGAGAGTTTTTTAGGGCAAAAAAGGACGCATAATGGCTTTGGATGGTGGTGCTATCTCATCCCTTCTTTACATTCTTGAGGTTATCATAAATGAGCTAAAAAGATGGCGTAGAGATAAGCGCCACCAGGAAACACAACAGGCGGTGGATGATGCTAAAAAAGATCCTGTTGGGGCTTTCAATGCTCACTTTAGTGGGATGTGCGACAACGCAGATTCCACAGAAACCGATAAAGCCAAGGATTGAGGCTGAGTATAAGGATGAAAGCGTATGTTTTTCCAAAGAGGATGCATACCTTCTTTTTATGTATATAAAAGCTTTGGAGGACGGGTATGAAGACTTTTAAAACAATCATGATAGCAATAGGAATAATGGTAGTTTCAGGCTGTCTTTTTGCAGCGCAGATCCAAGTCACCTGGAACGCCAACACAGAGGAAGACCTGGCAGGGTATCGGCTCTATGTTGGGAAGGTATCGGGCCAGTACGGCGAGCCCATAGACGTGGGGAACGTGACCGGGCACGTCATGGAGATCACCCCGCAGCATGGGGCTACCTACTATTTCGCCCTGACCGCATACGACACCAGCGGCAATGAAAGCGGGTACAGCGACGAGGCGAGCTGCTTTGTCCCGGACGGCAGAGCGCCGGAGAAGCCCACGGGTTTGAAGGCCATCATCAAGGCCGTTGTGTCCTGGTTTAGAGGGCTGTTCGGGCTGAGAGCGGAGGTGGTGTAACATGGCTATACAACTGATTTCAACGACAAAGCCGATAGGCGGGGTGTG